TCCTTTAGTTTTTAATAGATTATCTTGGGCAGTTTTTAACATTTTATTCTCTGCGGTATTTGTTTTTAATTTAATTATCGCTTCATCTCTACGTAGATATCGATCAATTTGCTTATTATATTCAAGTACAGAGATTTTATTTTTATTTTGATCTGTAAATAATTCTTTGCCTTTTTCTTCTAATAAATCTGCAGAAAATGCAGTTTTATCTATCAAGAATTCATTTATACTGATTGCGGCATCTTGACTTGTAAATGTCTTGTTTTGCCAATTATTATTAACACTTGCTGTTATGCTAGCTGTTATATTATTATACACTGTTGTATTATATCTGTTTGCATAACTCTGCGCTTGTATTTGTTGTACCCGTTCTTCTTCTTCGGCATCAGACATGTCTGAATCAAATGGAAAAAGCTCTGCCCAATCATACGATATTTCTACAGTTATTTCAGTTAAATTTTCATTATCATAAGAAAGATCACCAAAATTAACTTTTGTTACAAATGGATTAAATAATTTCCATTTTTCAATTGGATTACCAAGCTCATCTAGCTCTTTTATTTCTAAAGTTTTCCAACTATCTTGATCTGCATAGGTTTTTTTACTAGTATCAGAAATATCTTGAGCAAAATCTTCATTCGAACCAACTAAACCTGCTACAGAATTCTTTTTGAAGATGGTTGTTCTAAATCTTTTTAATCCATCTGTTTCATTATGTTCGTTTGGATTATAATATCCTGCGTCTGCTAGTAAATTATAAAAAAATTGCTGCACTGATCTATTTGATACTATAGATTTTGTTTGTGCTGTTGATTCAAAAACTTTATTTATATAACCATCGAGCGCTGTATCTTCAGTAAGCTGCGGGATATTGATTGTTGTCCCTCCCGTACTGCTAGGGACTGATCTATCGGCAGCAGAATAATTATTTTTAAATCCCCAAATATCAACAAATTTTATTGTAACCGGTTGCCACTCAAGAGTCGTTGGGTATTTAAAAGTATGAGTATGTAGAAATTTATATGAATTTGTTTTTATTGTATAGCTAGGTTTATTTACACTCTTTGCAGCAAATTCAATAATACTGTTATTTGCTGGGCTTGTTAAGCTTGAGAAATTTTTATCTACCCCAAAAGAAATGACCCAACGAAAGGCTTGTTTGGGCTTAATCGTTGGGTCACTCCAGAATGGCATGTTTTATCCTACTTATGTGTCAAATTATGACAATGTTGCCCAATCATAACGCATTTCTAATTCTACGTTAACTAGGTCTTCGTTATCGTACGCTAGAGTACCAAAGTTTGCAGACTTAATCCATGCATTTTGCAATGTCCAAGTTTCAACAGTTGCGCCCGCTGAATTAATTTGCATAATTGATACTTCGCCAACTAACGCCGTGGCAAGAGCCTTGCCGATTGTTGTTTTTGCCTCTGTTCCAGTTTCTTGACGAGCTAACCCAGCACCAGCTAATATAGACATGATGGTCTTTGATACATCTGCGCCGTCTGCGCTAACTGGATCGACCATTGTAAACTTTACTGTATTCCATTCTACGCGACCTGGAAAGTAGTAATTCTTGTCTAGATTTTTATGTACAGATTCACCAATTGTAATCTGTGGTTTATTTACGCCCTTTACAACCCAGTGTGGCGCTCCACTTTGTAATAGACCAGCAAAAGTTACATAGAACTTAAATTGTCTTTTTGGGTCTAGTCCTGCATCACTCCAAAATGCCATTTGTTTAATCTCCTAATATTATATAGTGTCGTCTTTTAAATTAATCATCAAAAGAAGCGCCGGTATTCTTGATAACGAAATCTAGAGCGATGAATTCGATAGCGCGTGTTGGCTTTAATAGAATCTTCGCATACATTACGTTACGATCAACTAGATCTGGTGTTGTTGTTGATTCATCTAGTTGGACGCGGAAGTCAGAGAGACCATAGCCGCTCTTAACAGAAGCTAGGAATGGATTTACTAGACTTGTGAAACGCTTCCATGTTACCTCTACGTTTGGATCAAATAGAACTTGTGTAGCGTAACGACTAATTTGCTTCTTAACATAGATCATTAAACGACGAACATTGATACGGTCTAGGGCACTTGGTGTGACCTGTAGAGTCTTTTGACCGAAGATAACAACACCTTCGGCTGGGAAAGTCGCAATTGGATTGATGTTAGATTGATATAGAGAATCGCGTTCGCGAGCAGTTAAAGCTTGTGCTGTACGGCTAACTGCGATACCAGAATTACCTACATTTAATCCACCACGATTGAATCCTGCTGGTGCAAACCATAGAGCAGCATTATTTTCTGTACCACCCATTACACCTAAAGCAGCAACAGAAGATGGTAGGAATATACCTTCGGTTGGGCTAAATACTGCTGGGAAGTATGCGCATGCATAACTTGTATTTAGTAAACGATCTTTTAGACCATTTACGGCTGTAGTTACAGAAGCGCGTGTTTCGGTTGTACCGGCATCATACGCAGGCTTGTAGTCTCCTACTAGGTCGATAATTCCTAATGCATCGCCACGTGTTTGGCAAACATCTAGAACTTTGTCAGTAATAGCAGCTACTTGAACTCCTGGCACCGTTAGAAGATTCATTTCTACAACTTCTGGATCTGATACCGACTTGATTGCTACATCTAATGTATTAAATGCCGCATTTCCAAGTGCAGATTGTGTAGAACCTAATAGACGGTTATTAATAATTGCTTCCTTCTCTAGAATATTATTTCCATTGAATCCGCCAAATAATGGCATATCAAAATCATTAATATATTCTAGAACCACAGCAGAGCCGCTAATAGAGCCGCTGCCTGCCGCACGGAATCCAATTCCCCAATTTGCTATTTGGTTATTTGAACCAGTAACTTGAACATCGTCTAACGAGAAGAATGACGAATAAGTTGTCTTTGAGCCATCTGGTACATATAGACCCTCTCCGCTTAATAATCCCGCAACGGTTGAATTTGGAGCGGATAGGATATCTTTTAGATCTGAATTTGCTGGCTTGTCTGCTTTTAGACCAAAACGGAATCTTGATAAAGATGTTGATCCATTTGAGGTTTTTAATGTAGGAGATGGGAATGCTATAGTTACTGCTGCATTATCTGCGCCTATTACCAAACTTCCTGTATCTCCGCTTACGCTAGACGTAATCATCGACGTTACTGAGCTTGGGACGATATAAGATGAAATTGCCGTTGTTTGTTGCTTTGTATATAGCTTCGATACGTATGTAGGAGGACCATAGAAACCAAATGGTAGATCGCCTAATGCATTACCATTTGAAACATAGTCCGAAACTTCTACACGAATATTTGCGGAGTTATTTCTATATAATCCATATTCTTTATAGCGCTCTTCGTTGTAATCCCATGTTGTATAGAGATCACCGACTACGCGAGCAATATAATTTGGAGAAGCAGGATCTAAATCAACGCCTTGGAAGCGCTCACGTGCATTGGAGGCTGCTGTTTCAAGTAAATCACGAACAACAACATCAAAAGTTGCCCAAGGAATTTCTGGATTTGTAGAAGCACGAATATTTTCAATAGAGACTTTGATATTACTTTGCTCCCAATCTCCACCGCCTAATGTTTTAAAGCGGAATAGTTTGTTAACTGGGTATTCTCCGTTTCCATTTGCTACGAAAGAAGAAGATGGACCATTGTGTTGTGAGACAACCCACCCAGTCGATGCATTTGAATTATCTTGTTTACGAGAAGAGTGTTCTGGTAGTTTAATAATAATACCAGCTAAGGTGCTTGAAACTGAACCTAACTTATCCTTTACGCTTCCTTCAAAAGACTCTCCTAAGAAATAAGACTTAGCATTTGTTGATACAGTTACAGTTGGGTTTAATCTTGTTGGATCTGTATTTAGTGATTTTCTAATAAATTTAGAATTTACTGGATCAAGACTGATGTCAATTGTCTCGCTAGTTGAGCCAGATACTTTTAATGTAAATACGCCAGCCGTAGAGCTTTTAACAAAAGCGTTAATAAGCGGCTTAGAATCTGTTGCGGTATAAGCTGCATTTACAGCAGATCCGATTAGACCTGGGACTGCGCCTGTTAAATAAAATACTGCCGCTAAGCTTGCAGTCGCAGGAGAAAGAGATGTGCCGCTAACAGCGGTAACGAATAAACCATAAGCTCCGGCCTCTGCTGCTACTGTAGCGCCATCTGCCTTTACGACTTCCCATCCGGCTTTTCCAAGTGACGTTGTAGCATTTGGATGTTGAGTGCCGATTGTACGTACTACCGTTACTGGGTTGCTATTGCGTAAAAATGCTTTAGCTGCATATGTAGCGTAGGTTGGGGCTAATTGACCTCCCTCGCGCCATACGTCGCCGGTTCCAGCGCCTTTTCCATTGCTTGGAGCGCCGAATACTCGTTCTAGCTCTTGAATACTTGAAACACGTACTGGACGCATTGCTGGTCCTTGCGCCGTTCTACCAATAACAACTGGTCCAATTGCTGCTGGAATTGCTGGTAATCTTGAATCATCGATTTCCGCAGTGAAAATACCTGGGGATACGAATCGGAATTTATCTACTGACATTGTTGGGTGTTCTCCTTAAAGCTAGTTTGGTGCAAATTTATAATAAATAGTATTACATGTATCCAAACTCACTATTATTTTGAGTCAAATAAACTTTCACGAGCCTTGATGCACTTGGCTTCTATTTCATAACGATAGTCGCTCTGTCC